CCTAAGAACATATCAGTTCAACGGGATCTTCCCACAAGTGATCGCTCCGATTGATCTTGCTTGGGCAGACACAGACGTGATCGAAGAATTCCAAGTACAATTCCAGTATGATACATTTGAAGTCTTGAATGGTACTACTGGAAATGCCGGTGGTTCGTAAAAATTAAGTATTGAGAGCCGTTATAAATATAACATGTAGCGGCTCTCTTTCTTAAGGAAAAACATTATTATGCAGTTATTTGGATTTAGTATCACCCGAAAAAATGAAGAATCTGTCGAATCTTTTGCCCCAGAGGTAAAAGATGATGGCGCCATGGTCGTTGCTGCGGGTGGTGCATATGGCACCTATATCGACCTTGACGGCACAGCAAGAACAGAGGCAGAGCTAGTCTCAAAATACAGAGAAATCTCCCTACAACCTGAACTAGAGATGGCGATTGATGATATCGTCAATGAAGCTATAGATACCGATGCTGATAACATCGTAGAGATCAATCTGGATAAAGTCAACTATTCGGATCCCGTAAAAGACAAGATCCGCGAAGAATTCACTAATATATTAACTCTGTTCAATTTTAATTTTGAATCCTATGAATTATTCAAGAGATGGTATGTCGATGGCAGGATGTATTATCATGTGATTATCGATGAAGAGAACCCTAGATTGGGCATCAAAGAACTGCGTTACGTCGATCCCAGAAAGATCCGTAAGATCCGTGAGATCAAGAGGAAATCAAAAAGCGGGATCACTGTCACAAGTACTCAGAGAGAGTATTATGTGTATAATGACAGGAGCTTCCTCCCTGCAGGCGGCAATGCCGGCCTGCCCATGGATACAAGTTCCACTGCAGGCATCAGGATAGCAATCGATGCTGTCCTTCATGTCACGTCAGGCCTCATGGACAAGAACAATGCTCTGGTATATTCATACATCCAGAAAGCGATCAAACCTCTCAATCAGCTGAGAACGCTAGAAGATGCCACTGTCATCTATCGTATCTCCCGCGCTCCCGAGCGCCGTATATTCTATATCGATGTGGGCAATCTTCCCAAGGTCAAGGCAGAACAGTATCTGCGTGACATGATGGTCAAGCACAAGAATCGTCTGGTGTATGATGCGTCCACGGGTGAGGTTCGTGACGACCGTAAGTACATGACCATGCTGGAAGATTACTGGTTGCCGAGAAGAGAAGGCAACCGTGGCACAGAGATCACGACCCTTCCTGCAGGTCAGAACCTGGGTGAGCTTTCGGATGTGACTTACTTCCAGCGCAAGTTGTATCAGGCCCTGAACGTTCCTATCTCAAGATTGGAGCCATCTTCAGCAGGATTCAACCTGGGTCGTAGTGCAGAAATCTCCAGGGACGAAGTCAAGTTCACAAAGTTTGTGGGAAGATTACGCAAGCGCTTCTCACAGCTATTTGCTAAGGCATTAGAAAAACAACTGATCCTCAAAGGCATCGTATCAGAAGCAGACTGGCCCGAGATCCAAAATGCCATGTCGTTCGACTTCACGATCGACAATCACTTTGAAGAATTCAAAGAAGCAGAAGTCCTCCAGAATAGGATACAGCTTTTGCAACAGGCGGAACCATACATCGGCAGGTTCTTTTCTGATCTCTGGGTGAGAAAGAACATCCTCAAGCAGACAGATGATGATATCAAACAGATGATGGATGAGATGAAGGAAGAAGGTTCTGATGTCGCACAGCAAGAGCAAGATCAACAGCCTGAAGGACCTGCACCCAAACCCGTATCAAACATAAAAACAAAACCTGGTATTCCAATCGGAACATCAAGATAATATAAATATAACATAATTTACTGGAGGAAACATGAGCAACGTAGAAGATATTTTAGCATATGCGTGGGATAAGAATGCAGCAGACCTAAAGTCAGCAGTCGCACTAGAGATGGGATCAAGGGTCTCAGCTCACATTGATAATATGTATGCTGATGTCGCTGCTAGTGTTTTTGGGAATACATCAGCTAATGAGGATGACACTTCATTAGAAACAGAAACAGAAGCAGACGAAGGTTTCGAAAATGAAGAAATTTAAGAATCTTATCAATGAGATCCAGCAACCCCTATCACAGGGTGAGAAGAATTTTAAAGCAATGCACGGAGATCTTCCTGCTGCTATAGAAAAAGCAAAGAAACTCGTTCCTGGCATCACAGACCAAGACGTCCTCTTCAATGGCCGTCCTCGTCGGATGGATGTTCCTACCGCATCTAAAGAAATTTATAAAGATGATGATGAATCTGTAGAAGATTATGATAAGGGTCTCAAAGTAAAATCTGAACCTGAAAGAGATAGGGATATTAAAGAAACAACGAGAAAGATCATAGGCGAGAAGACTCTCACACCCGCAGAAATAAAGAAGCGTGAAGAGATCGCCAAGGCAATGGAACGTGATAATCCTGGCATGCCGATGGACAAGAAGATGGCTATCGCAACAGCAACTGCAAAAAAAGTAGCTGAAGAAGTCAAACTTGAAGAAAACATCGGAGGCTTATTTAAAGACGTGTCTGAATGGGAACGTTCAGCAAAAGATCGTGGATTAGTTGTTAAGTCTATGACTCATCCATCCGGTGAGGCAACAAAATATCAAATTGCAAAAGACAAACAAGGCAACAACCGTGGACACTTTGACCACGGAACAAAGTCAGGACGTCTTAAAGAAGAAGTTGACGAAGCTCTTAAAGGCAACCAGCACAAGATTGATGTTAATAAAAATAACAAGATTGATGCTGGAGATTTCAAACTTCTTAAGAAAAAGAAAGAAGTAATGAAGGAACAATCCGATATCGACTATGAAGGCGAGATGGCAAGATCAGAACTCAATGCTATCTGTGACAAGTCACGCAAGTTGGCAGACATGATGGCTGATGACATGCAGTTGGAAGCATGGTTGCAATCAAAGATCACAAAAGCAAAGTATATGATCGATTCTGTATATGATTACTTGATGTATTCAGATAAGCAATCGGGAATGCAATCAACTATGCCTTCTGCAGACGCATCTTCATATGCACAGACACCCACGATGGCTGCCAATTATTCATCATTCCTCAACAAGATGGCTGAAGAAAAGATCCTTTCTGCAAAACAAGAAAGGATTGCACGTCTTGCTGGTGATGAAGATGAGATTGATGCAGATGATTTTAAAAAATTACGTTCAAGTAAAAAAGGATCTGATACAGAAGATGCGACTGCACATCGTAAAAAGATCATCTCTAGGACTGTAGAAGAAGCCAAAGAAGATGACGAAGAAAAAGCAGACAAGCAAAGCGGCGCTAGCTTAAATCCTATCACGAGATTGAATGCTGCACATCAGCTCCTAAGAGGCAAGATAGGTGTAAAGCATCCCATTAAATTTGATGATGGCAAGCATGAATTAGACATCAATACTGTCAGAAAAGCATTAGATCTTCATGGAAATGCAAAGACTGCAACTGAAAAAGAAAAGATCCAGAATGCTTATAAGACACATGCTGGTCTTCAGGATGCCCTTAAAGGTAAATTTGCTGCACCAAGAAGCAAAGTATCACTTGGCGGATCTAAACGAATCGGTGGGATAGGTGAATATGGATCTATCATTCAAGAAGATTCTGATCTAGATGAGAGAGTAAATCCTACAACCAGACCTGCTGCTGTCGGTCCTTTAAGAGCATCAACATATAGAGATAAAGATGGTGTTCTTAGAATGAGAACCCCTAAAAAAGGAATGCCTTCTAATAGAGATGTAGTAGATGCATCGATTGCAGAAGGAAAAGAACCTATATTATCCAAGGTTAACATGCAACAAGATAGCCTAGATAGGCTGAATGCGATGTCTCCTCAGGCATCAAAAATCAAAACAAAATTGCCGCCAACACAAGGCAATAAATCTATCGGCGGCGAAGAAGAAGTATATCCTAATGTGGCCCTTCAAGAAACTATGTTAAATAATCTATATCATACCCTATCAGAAGACAATAAAGCCACATTCATGGAAAAATTAAGAACAGAAGATGGATTGACAGAGCTTCTTCAGTTTGCACAAGAACAGGGGTTATGAGATGGTAAGTATCATTAAACCAATAAGAGGTACAGCAGGAGAAGTGGCTTTGACGAATGCCAGTACTGTTAGCAATGCAACTTTAATCAGGGTCATTAATACAGGTACTGGAACAGCTTTTCTGAACCTCGCAAATACTACTGCTGTCTATGCAAATATAACTCTCCTTGCAAACTCTGTTACATTCATCACTAAAGATCCTACTGATACTGCAAACGGCGCGGTTTCTACAGTAAGAGCTGCAGCAATAGCTTACAGGGACTAATCAAATGAAACTCATCACAGAAGTAACAGAACAAGTCAAGTACATCACAGAAGAAGGTTCTGAAGGCGGCAAAAGCCTCTATATCGTGGGTCCTTTCCTTCAGGGTAATGTGACTAATCGTAACAAGAGATATTATGACTCAAGCATCTTGGAAAAAGAAGTCAACAGATATGTCAAAGAAAACGTTGACAAAGGCAGAGCATACGGCGAATTGGGTCATCCATCAGGTCCTTCTATAAATCTAGAAAGAGTCTGCATGATGATCAAATCTCTCCATAGAGAAGGTGATAGTTTTATCGGAAAAGCAAAGATCACTGATACTCCGTACGGAAATATCGTTCGGAGCCTGATCGCTGAAGGTGCCGTATTGGGTGTATCTTCTAGAGGTATGGGTTCATTAGTAGAGAAAAATGGTGTCAATCATGTACAGGATGATTTTTATCTCGCTACAGCAGCAGATGTCGTAGCAGATCCATCAGCGCCGGACGCATTTGTCAACGGTGTGATGGAAGGTGTGGAATGGGTATGGAATAACGGCGTTCTTAAAGCCAAAGAATTGGAGATCGCTAAGAAACATATCGATGAGGCTGCTCGTAAAGTTTCTAAGAAAGAACTTGAAGAAGCAAAGATTAGAGTATTCAACCATTTTCTTTCAAATATATAATTTTATAAATATTTAAAATAAATCAAGGAGTATCATAATGTCTGAACACGATATCAATCAAAACGAAGATGAAGTAAATGTGCTTGATGAAGCTGATGCAGCATCAAACATGGCCACTATCGCTTCAAAGCCAACCGGAATCTCACGTTCCGATCTAATCTCAAAGATGGTCGCTTATGCATCATCTCTAGATAAAGAAACACTGGCACAAGCAGCAGAGACTATTGGAATGTCACCAGATGACATCTACAATAACAATGCACACCTTGCTACTGGAGACAATTCTGTAAAGAACAAAGCTTCTATTAATTCTTCTAATGCTGCGGCTGCCATGCCAATGACCTCAGTAAAAGAAGACCTTGAATTGCTATTTGGAGATTCAACTGATCTTTCAGAGGACTTCAAACTCAAGATTAATACGCTCTTTGAAGCAGCAGTTTCAACAAGAGTTTCTATCGAAACAACAAAACTAGAAGAATCTTTTGAAGAAGCAGCTTCAGAGCTTCAGACCAAATTCGAAACAGATCTAGAAGAATCCGTAGAAAAGATTCAAAGTGAAATGTTAGAAAACGTAGATAATTATATTAACTACGCAGTAGCAGAATGGATCTCAGAAAATACGCTCGCAATCGAGTCTGGCATCAGAACAGAAATTGCTGAATCTTTCATGCTAAACCTTAAAAATGTTTTTGAACAACATTATATCGATATTCCAGAAGACAAAGTAGACGTCGTAGAATCAATGGCAGCTGAACTCGAAGAGATCAAGTCACGCCTCAATGAGACTACAGAGAAAAATATTGAGCTTTCCAAGGTAGTAAACCAGAAGGAAGTCGAAGATATCACTACTACTTTTGCTGAAGGAATGACTGACACTCAGAAGGATAAGTTCGTCAAGCTGACTGAATCTATTAACTATTCTGATTCAGCTGAATTTCGTAAGAAAGTTTCAATCATCAAAGAAACATACTTCCCTACAAAGAGCGAAGTAAAGGTTACTGAGGATCAGCTTCTTAACGAGAGCGTAGAAGAGCCAGAAAAGACTCCTTACGTTGATCCATCGATGAATAACTATGTTGCTTCAATTTCTAGAACTCTTAAAAAGTAATCTATTATAAATAAAATTACATAAACTCTAAAAGGAGATACAAATGATCGGTTTTAATGAAGAATTAATCTCAAAGTGGAAGCCAGTTCTTGAGCATGGTGATCTTCCAAAAATCACTGATGCACATCGTCGTAATGTGACTGCTACTCTACTTGAGAACACAGAAAAGGCAATCAGAGAAGCTGGCGGCGGGTTTGGCCAACAATCACTTCTCGAAGTTGCAACCAACTCAGTTGGCGCAAGTGGTTATACTGGA